GATTACCGTTCCTAATCCAAATGCCAATCCCAATTGCCCCAAACCATTGCGCAATTTATTGATTGCCCCCGAATAATTCCCAACGTTTCGGAAATTATCACCAACGGTTGAATCAATTTTTTTCAATGTTGCATCTGCTTTTATCGCTTCGCTTGTTACTTGTTTATAAGTTTTTGCCAAATCGCGATATTCCTTTGTGTTCTTTTGTCCATGTTGTTCCAATGAAATCATTTGCCCCGCCAATTCTTTTGATGAATTTTTCAATTCACGGGTTTTCACAACTAGTTGATTGTATGCACTCGCCATTTTTTGTGCATTGGCGATTTCTTTTTGTTCGGCTTTTGCTTTTCGTTCCGCTTCGCGTTCCAATTCCTTATCCAAACGCAATTTTTCACGTTCGGTTTTTATTTTTTGTTGGTCGGTTTTTAACGATTCTTGTGTTGTTTTTTGCGCTTGTTGTTCCGTTCGTTGTTTTTCTGTTTGTGATTTTAAACGTGCGGTTTCGGCATCATGCAATTGTTTTTGTGAATTGGTGCGCAAATTATCCAATTTGATTGCATCCATTTGTAGTTTTTGCGCCTTTTCCGTTAACTTAATGAATTCATTGATGGATTTGGTTGAATCAAATTTTGCGTTCCCTAGGGATGATTTAATTGTTTTTGCAGTTTTATTCAATTCATTGTTGAATTTTTCAATCACAACAATTGTTTGTTGCGCCGAATCGCGCACATTTGTGAATACATCACCCTCGAATAAATCACTACTTTTTATTTGCTTTGCCATATTCGGTTAATAAGTTAAAATAGTCTTTTGTAATTATGTTTTTTGAATTAATCCAATGCCCCATCCATTTTGAAAGATGAACCAACGATTGTTCAATTGTTATTCCTTTTCCATTATTCGCCATCATCATTTCCAATTTTGACAATTCAATTTCAATTTCTGTTAATTTGAAACGGTCGCGATTAATTACAAAATCAATTTCCAACATCGCTTTTTTCCGCATCACGTTTAACATTTTTATGTACATTTCCGACAATCCAAATTCTTTGATGTAATCATCATAAATTTTGTTCCATGCATCAACATCATTTTCATTTGTTGCGGTTATGCTTTTACTATCAATTCGCACAAATCGCAAATCACCATTTGTGCATTTAATCCAATTAAACAATGGCAATTCATCGATTCCCGTGTAAAATTTTTGATGTTTCGATTTGAAAACGTTTTTTAATTTCATCCGCCAATTTTTGTTTGTTTTCTTTTGTCAACCCAACGATTCCATCACCAAATTTTTCGAATAAATCGGTTTGTTCACCAGAATCATCAACTTTTATTGCATCCGCATCAACAACAAATGAATCCGCGTAAACAGTTATGAACATTGAATTGTAAAAATCCCCCGTATCTTTTAATGTGTACGGTGTACCCGCTATTTTTTCGGGATTAATAAATTCGGTAAAATCTGAATATAAACCCAAAATATCGCCATCCTCATCAATTCCCTTTTGCAATTGGTCGTTTTGAATCCACAAAATGATTTGGCGTTTCAATTTATCATCTGAAAACACCTTTTGCCAAATAGATGCAAAACCAATGGTTCGTGTTCTATTCAGTAATTCACCCAATTTTGTATTCATCAAATTGACCATAAAACAAAAGTACAAAAAAAACGGGGTGCATTTTACACCCCGTTAATTATCAATTTACAATCACATTTTCAATCAATGTGTTTTACCTTTTTTTTTTGATTTCGGGTTTGCCAACATCCATGCATTTTTGACAATATCTTTTCGGATATGCGCAAAAAATTCATAACATTCAACCAATGTTTTTTCCGCTAAATGTTCAACGGCAAATTCAATTGTTCCCGACTTTACAAATTCCATGATTAAAGCGCAACAAATGTTGTTTCACCATCATAACCCGTTTTCGCGATTGATAGCGTTAACGAATCACCCGTTGTTTGCGCAATGAATGACACCGTGTAATTTCCATCACTATTTTCAACCACCGTTGTTGCAACCGTTGCAACCGTTGTGTTGTTAGTCAATAAGAAATCCGCCGAAACCGCACCTTTGAACAAAATTTTGTTGATTGCCGTTCCATAATCCAATTTCGCATCAAACGTGATTGATGTTGATGTGATGATTGAATTTAAGAAATTAACATCAATTAATCCCGTTAAATCATTGAAATTGATTCCCGCTTCTGTTGGCGTTATCATGTACATTGTTGATTCATCGAATAAACGGTTGAAATCAAACGCAACCATGATTTTTGAAACCGTTGCATCCGTTGCGAATGTGTACGTTGGATTGAATGATGGATTATCAACGGGAATTGGGCGTAAAAATCCGCCTTGTTGCGAACCAACCAAATTTCCATTCACATCAATGATGTAAACTCCAAATTCAACACAACGGTTGTTTTGCATTTTTCCCAACAATGTTGGTGATGAATCCTCCGCCCACAATTCACCCGTGAATGAACGTTTTCCTTGACGTAAAAACACCATTCGACCGCTTGATGCTTCCTCAAATTGTGAATCCGCTTTTGGCAATTCAACATTTTCAAATTTTGGCAATGGAAACCAACGTTTCGATGCATCTGGTTCATTAATTAATGCGGTGAACGATGGTAATGGTGCATTTAAGTCAACCCCATTCAATGTTCCATCGTTTGCCGTTATTGCAACCATAACCATGGTTGACGTTACCGATTGAATCGGAACACAATTTGGTGTTCCCGTGTTCGATAATCCGTTTTCGCAATTACATCCTAAACTCATTTGTTCTAATTTTTATTTTTTTTCATGCACCAATATTGGTGTCTAACAATTACAATTTTCTTTGTATTTTTTTAATGTCAAACGCAATTCAACGCCCGACAAATTCGCATCCAAAATGTTTTTTATCATCCCTTGTTCATTTTCAACCCCGAACCGCGCAAAATCAATTATCTCCCATGATTCGATTGTTCCAAAATTTCGGTCACGTTTTATTGTTTCCAAAAATTCATCAACCAATTGTTCCATCGGATAAACTACATTCACGATGTGGTCACTTGTGTAAAAATTCAAAATGTTGGTTTCATCTAAAAAAAACAATCTTAAATCCGCTTCAAATTGAATTGTGGATTCTTTACCGAAACGCTCGGATGTAATCGAACCCAACAACCAAATCAATGGCGTTTTCTTTGTTAAATTGTTTTCCGCCAATGTCCATTCCTTGTTTGTTGCCATTTTTGTACCCGTAATAAAAAACGGTTTTGGCAATTCCACAATCCCAGATTGAATTGGAACAATCGATGGTTTTAAAATCAACCATTGATTTGGGTTCACTTGGTCAATCATGAACTTTTCGGTTGATTGGTCGGTGATTTGTTTTCCCGACCGCGCCCATTTTGTTTTGCATGTTTCAAATCGTTCATCGGTTGGATTCCACACACCAACAATGGTTGAATCCATTTTGGAAACAACATTTTCAATGATATTTGAAATTTCGTTAATCATAACCAACTAATAAATGATTTTAAAACACCTTTAAAAGTAGAAAATTTGCCTTTTCCAACGTAATCAACGGAACATTGCGCATCATTCGCACCGCCAACGATTGTGATTGTATCACCGATTGAATAATTCGTTCCCGCTTGGTTAATCGTAACCGCATCAACAACGCCAAATCCATCCGTAACAACGTCAATTGTTAACCCATTACCCGTTCCATTTATTGTTGGAACATTCAATGCATCAACGTATGTTGTTCCACCGCTTAAAATGGATAATTCAACACATTGACCAATCGCAATTTGCATGTTTCGAATGATACGGTTTTGAATCGCCCGTGACGTTCGAACGCTTTCATTGTAACGATTGCACATTGTTGTGTATAAAGTTGATGAAACATCCGAATTTTCGCCCGTTTGACGTACCGCGCCATTGATTGTTTGTTGTGAAATGTTATCCTTTGCAAATTCCCAATAAATGAATCCCGTTAACATGTCTTTAATTCCTAATGAAACGTAAAGTTTTAAACAACTATTTTCAACAAATGGATTGAATATAAATGTGAAATTTGGCGATTTCGGAACGTTTAAAACGCTTAAATCACCAATAAATTCATCATACAAATCCGAACCCAATAATTGCATCAAATAAATTGGTTCATACCGTTCAATATAATCAATCAATTTTTGTTGATTATACATCCCCGTGTGCAACTCAAATTTTCCCGTGAAATCATCAATGTTTACAATCATCATTCTATTTTTTTAACGTTCCAAAACCTTGTTTTAAAAAGATTTTAACCATTTCACCCGTGATTTGAAAAATACCTTTTCCCATGTGTTTTGATTTGCCATTTGATATGAACGAATAAATCAATTTATCATCCAATTCAACATCCAGATGCAAACCGTTTTCATCCTTTTCAATATGAACGTCAATCACGTTTGAATCAATATCAACATCCAAATCACCCGATTCATCACGTTTTACATGAATATCAACTTTTCCCAAATTAATGTTCAAATCGATTGGTTTTTTCACCCTCGGTGTTCTTGGTTTTTTTACTTTCTTTTCCATTGGTTTTGATGTTTAAAACGGGGGAATGTTGCCAATCCCCCGAATGTTAAAATTATGGTAAATCAATTGATGAAATCGCCGTTGCCAAATTACCTTTGACAAATGCGTTCACATCGTTGTTTTTAACGTATTGAACCAAACGCATTTCACAAAGAATTGTGACCATGTTACGTTGGAAATCGTCGTTCACATAACCAACCTGCAAATTCATTGCTTCGCGAACACGAACATTTGATTTCGTGAAATCACCCACAAGGAATTCACCCGCCGTTTGATTGTTTGTTGAAACAACAATAAGTGATGCAACGCGCATTTCACCATTTGAATCCATTAAGAACATTGGATAAGTATATTCACCCGTTGTTGTTTTTGTCAATTGAAGTTTTGCAACATCCACGGGATTCAAAACAACATGTGTTGCGTTGAAATTCGCACTTTCAATTTGCGCAACTGAAATTCTCAAAACGTCACTAATGTTTGCACTTGGAATTGACGTTGCAAAAGAACCCGCAACAAACAATGGCGCAATTGGAATGATACCGTTGATTTCAGAACCACCCGCACCGTTCAAAATTCCGTTTTCAACCATTTGGTCAACCGATGCCATCAAATCACCGTTGATTTCAGATTGAACAAACGATAAATCCGCCAACATTTCTTTTGAAATTTTGACCGTTCCCGCGATTTTTTTGACTTCTTCGCTCACTTCGATGTATTCTGGTGAACCCGTTGGTTTCGTTCCCGCTTCCAATGTCCAATCCGCGATTGTTTGAACCGTTTGTGAAATATAAGTAACGAACTTTGAGGTTGTCGTTCCTTTGTTCACAATGTCACGAACTTTGATTTTTGGTCGCGCAATGTTTGAAACGCCTTGTTCCAATGTTGACAATGCGATGTTTCCCGTGTAATTCCCAACAATTGTTGTGTCGGCTTTTACTTCTAAACTCAAAGATGCGCCACTTTCTTTTGCGCTTAATATCTTTTCAAGGTTTTCCGCATAAACTTGTCCCAATGCTTCTGGTAATGTTTTTGCAACAATCTTTGATGCATCCTTTGCCTTTTCCGCAAACGCTTCTAATTTTGCCTCAAAACCCGTGATTGCGGTTTGGATTGCTTCGCTTTTTTCTGTTAATCCTTTTAATGCGTTAACGTCATTTTGCAATGATTCAACATCACTTTTTGTTGCCATTGTTGACATGCTTTCATTGAACTTTGTGTTGATTTTTTCAATCACTTGTTCGGGTGTTAATGTGTTTTCCACTTTGTTTTTGTTTTTAATTAATACTTTTTATTACTTGTTCCCAATTAAATGAATTTCCAATTATTTCCGTTGGCTTAATTTCCAACGAATGTTTCAAATCGAACGGTTCGTTTTTAGTAAGTAACAACAATTGTGCATTCAAATATTTTATTTTCATTTCGATTTCAAACAATCGTTCATCCGAACCTTTGCCATTAATCAATGATTTTACATTAATATCGATTTCATTGGAAATTTTTGATGCAAAATCCATTCTTTGTTCGGATTTCATAACACCAACAACATCCGTGTGTTCGTTTGCGCCAAATGTGACCGCCGAACCCTCAAAAAGTTTAACTTCTGTTATCATCCAATAACCGCCCGAATCCAACGATGTATCATCAATCCATTTGATTTTGTCGGTTACATATTGAAAACCAATTGAATGTTCACGAATGATTCCATCCGCGTAATCGTTCAACGCATCATTTCCACCCGTTGATGTTCCTAATTGGGCAACGGCAAACAATCCCTTTTCATCTTCTGAAAGTTCAACAAACTTTCCAATTTGTTTTTGCCAATCATGGTAACGTAAAAACGCAATTTTTCGGTTTGATGTTGAATCAACCCCGCGTTCCATGATGGATTTGGTAAACGCGCCCTTTTTTATCATGTCATTATCCGCATCAATTACATCAAATGTTGACAAATATATTGCAACTTGACGTTTTGATAAATCAAAATCCTTTAACGCGTTTGCGCCTTTTGTTTGATATGTGTTAATGTTCTTTTCCATTACTTACAAAATTACATTTTATTTTTCAATTGATAACACCGCCAATTTTTCATCATCTGATAAAATAACACCCGCCGTGATGATTTTATTCAATGCATCCGCGCGGGTGTTCAATACGTTTGCCTTTTTTTCCTCATCATCTTGCAAAACGGGCAAATGTGAGAAATCCGCTTTGATTGTGATTCCCTCTTTTGACAATCCCAATTGATGCGCCATTGTGTTATACATTTGTTGCGTTTCGGGAATGATTGTATCCGTGTAACACATACGAATCGCATTTTGAACATTGGCGAATGTCGAACCTTTAACAGATGAAAAAATGTCGTAATTCAATCCATACGCATCAATTATTGCGACCTTATCCGCGTCTAATTCCTCAAATAATAGCAAATCTTTTGTTGGAAAACTCATTGGTTGCCATTGAACGTTTGATTCCGTTATGATAATTTCGTCTTTTGAACGATTATACCAATCTTTTTGTATTTCCTTTTTTTCATCCGCATCCATTGGAATCGCGCCCCCGATATCCGATTTTTGGGCGGATAAAATACCGATTGAACCGATATTTTCCAATAATACATTCCTTTTGTTGTATGATGCTTTTATGTTGGATAATGGAAATTTTAATGCTGAAATTCGCGATGTTGGTTTGATGATGTTCATTCCATCGGTTGTTGCCAAATACACCATGTCACCAACTTCAATTGTTTCAATCGAATTATCATCATATTGAAATTTATAATCATTGATTAATCCATCAATATCCATTTGTTTCAATGTTTTACCGCTTGAATTAATTTGAACTTTATTTGATGGTAATGGAACAAATAAATTTCTTGAATCAAATGAACGTTTTGGGCAATAACCAAAGGAATTTGAATATAATGCATCATTCACGGATAATGAATAAACAACATCACTCCATGATTGCATTGAATTTGGTTTTGCAACCATATCCAAAAACCAATGTTTAGTGATTTCAATTCCGTTTTTATCATACAATTTGGGAACATTTGATGCCATCATTGATGCGCGTTTATCAATAACCGCCCTTAATTCTGGAATAGTTAAAAATAATTCCCATGCGTTATTGGTATCAATCCAAATTGCGCGTTTAACGCCCCAAAATTGGTTCATTGTTGGTAATAGTTGATTGAAACGATTGATGAAACGATTTCCATTATCATCGTTATCCTTTACACCAAAAAATGATTCCCAAAAATTTAATTCCATGTTGTTGTTTTTTACAAATTTACATTATATTTTGAACATTGATTGAACAAAAATTGCCAATCCCGCCAAACAATCTGGTGCATCATCATTTTTGTTTTTACCCTCTTTGCTAAATGATAAAACATTTTGAATAAATTGTTCACATTCATTTGTTCCCGTTTTAATAAACATCATTGAATTTTGGATGAATGCCGAATTCATGATGATACGGGTTATTTTGTTTGTTGTGTTGTTGACTTGCAAAACCTTTGTTTTGGTGTGCAATTGCAATTGTCGGGAAAACATCGCCCCCATTGAATTGGATTCAACACGAACGTATTTTGCGCCCCATTTGTTCAACATTCCCGCGCATAAAGGAATGGAAACATCGGTATTCGCGCGGGTGAAAACGTAATCAACCAAAAACAATTGGTTTTTTATCAATGCACAAACCGCCATTGACGTATAGTCCGCCCCTTGGTCGCTTACATCAATATAAGCCATACAACCATCAATGGGTGATGTTCCATCCGCTTTTGTATTTAATCGAATGAATTCATCAAATTCATCCTTTTCCATGTAGCGCAAATCTGAAAATAAACGCCCTTTTGAATCAACGGGTTGTTGTTGGTATTCCGCCAACCAAATTTCATTGGCGGTTCGTTTACGCTTTTCAATATATTCATCCGTTGACATTACCGCGGTACAAAATGTTTCATCATTTTCATCCATGGCGGAAACCATGATTGATTTTTCATAAACGTTTTGTTCCATGTTTCGCCCAATCACATCGTTGATTGACCAACGCGTTCCAATGTCAACCCGCGCACATCCCGTTTCGAAACGTGAATCATGCGTTGATTCTTTCCATTGGTGTATTCTATCATTTACCGTGTCACTTAACGCATCTTCAATTCCGCGGTACAAATCATCTGTAATTGCAACTTTTGATGCACCAAAACCAATAATTGTTCCGCCAACACCCGCGCCAAAGTACCCAACTTGTTTTGATTGGTTTGTGTTCCAACCTTGCAAATTTGCCTTATCATCGGATAAACGAACACGGGGGAAAATATCATTGAATTTTTCGGATTTTACGATTTGCCGAACATCATACGAAAATTTCAAATACAATGTTGCGGTGCATGTGTTGCGCATGATTGATTCGGTTGGGTTGTTTCCTATCATCCAACCGCAAAATAATGAAGTAATATAAGATTTTCCCGCGCGGGGCGGTAATGATGCGGATAATGATTTAATTTTTCCATCCGCGATTTCTTGCAATCCATCCGCGATTTCTTTTAAAAACGGGCGTGATTCAAAAAATTCCTTATCATAATGCAAACAGAATTCCCAAAACACACGTTTCGCCAATTCAAATTTCAGTATTTGAACTAAATGTTCTTTTTTTACTGAATTATTCGCCATTTTCCGCCAATAATTTTTGAATTTCTATTGTTGAAAGTTCGGATAAATCGGGGCGTTTATCATTCAAATCAATTTCGGTTCGTTCAATGTATCCGCGTTTTCGTCCTTTTGTTTTTAAATAAAAAATGATTGCGGTTGTGTCGGGTTCTTTTTTATAAACCGTTCCATCATCTGTTTTTGAATGAATACCATCAATTTTTTGAAATAGTTTTGATTCAACAAAATCCAATGCGATTTCACCGATTTCATCAACTTGCTTTTTGAAATCATCATCATTGTTCACCCAATCATAAAATGTTCCGCGTGAAATATTCATTTGATTACATGCGCTTGTGATGTTTCCCAAATGGAATTCTAGGATTGGCAAAAATTTCTTTTTATTATCGTTGATTTTGGTTTCTTTGGTTATTAAATCTTTTCTAATTTCCCCCTTATCGTTTACGGCTTGTTTGTTTGGATGAATTGTTTTCATTTTTCATGTGTTTTTATAATTTCAAATCCAAAAATCAAAAACGAAAATGAAAATGTTGTTGTTTCCATTTCGTTATCAATGGCAAACAATATTGTTGGCAATAAAACGAAATATGCATATTCGTTTCTTTTGTACAATACGTCAAAATGAAATGTTATCATGGTTGATGTTGTTATTCATGGTCAATGCACCAAATCGGTGTGTTTATTCCAAAGTTACAATTTAAAAATGATGATGTGAAAAAATCGGTTGCATCCCATTGTGAAAAGTGATTTATCTTTTGAATCTGTTTGATGCATTTTTTTGATGAATAGATTGCTTTTCCCGAATCTTTGCATGTTCCAATGATGCATGAATCAAAATCACATGAAACAACGCGTTGAAAAGAATCATCTATTTCAAACGCATCATCCATTTATTCGGTATGCTAATAATAGATACATGAAATAAATGATTGTGATGGCGGAAACCCTTATTGTTGACATTCCCATTGATTTGGTTGTTTGAAACCATTTTTTGATGTTGAATCCATCTAAATGTGGCAAAAAAACAAGTATTGCGCGGTCAACGAAATAAACCGAAACAAAAATTGGCAACAATATGAAACCAATGAACATTTTTAATTTTTTATTTTTCATTTTTTGATTTGTTAAAGTGAAAAAAAACGTTGGCGGGTGAAACATCGCACTTTTCATGGCAGAAACAAAAAAATAGAATCCCGCCAACGTTCAAACCTAAACATCAACACAAATATATTAATTTTCGTGTGAATACGGCAACAATAAAATTCGGTGAAAATCACCAATGGTTTCAAAATTTAATATTCCAAACCCAGAACGGCGCAATTGATGCACAAATTCATCCAAATCAACACAACGTTCAACCATCACCCCGCGGATTAAATCGGTTTCAAATTCTGGTGTGAATCCAACTAATGTTTCCCCGTTGGTTAACTTGCAAATGATTTGTGCAATGTCAATTTTGGATGGTGTTTTATGCAACATTTGATTTTGATTTTTTCGGTTTGGATTCCTTTTTTGGTTTGTTCAACGCTTCAATGAACTTTTGATTGTGTTGCGTGATTGCGGTATTGTGTGCATTCAAACAAACAACTTTGATGATTTCACGTTGTTCACGGCTTAATTTTGACGAATTCGACCAAATCGCACCAATGTTTTCCAAAAAGAAATCCGCGGTTAATCTGTTTTCATTCATCATTCGTGATGCCCAATTTGATTTGTATCGTTTTTCTGGTGCTAATTCGGGGCGTGATTCGATTTCAATTCGCATTTGCGTGATTTGCGCATGTAACGATGTTAAAAAGAATTTATCTTTTAATAGTTCATCTATTGTTTCAAATTCAAAAAATTTTGGTGTTTTCATAGTTTTTTTATTAAATTTTTCAATTTCATCAACGCGTTTTTGTTCCATATCTTTTGCATGTTGCAAACGGTCTTTTAAATGTTGTTGAATATCTTGTTCCCTTGTCATTTTGTTTCGTTTAAATTATCGTTTATATTTCCAATTATTTCCACTTTTAAAGAATTCATTTTGTAAGCGGATTTGAATGGATTTCTATTTATTATATCCGTTCCGACCGCATCCGCAACATAAAAAAAACCACATCTTTTGCCCAACCATTGAACAACTGCAAAATGCGTTGAATAAAACATTTTATCCGATTTAACCATATCACCATCAAAAATGTTTGTTCCGTTTTTATCCACCATTCCCGTGAATTGGCAAATACTTTTTGAATCAATTATTGGTGCATACAACTCTGTTTTTCCGAATTCATAAATGCAATAATTTCCATCGTTCAATTTAACCAATGAACCATGAACCCATTTTGGATTGTCAATTGTTTTTGCTTTAAATAAATAATTTTTCATTTTGATTGTTCTAATTGTTCGTAAAATAGTCTTTTTTTGGTTGGCAAATCTGTTAAATTCAAATCAACATGTTTACCAAACACAAATGATTGCCTTTTTTCTTTGATTTGATGCGGTTGTGTGCATTTTATCATTGAAAGCGATACGATTGTAAAGATTAATGTTTTTTTCATGTTTAAATCGCTTGTTTTTTAATAATCCAAAATGAACCAAATTTGATTCCGTTGTATAAAACCATCAATGATTGATGTTTAATCACTGCGCATGGAAATGGTCGGTGAATCCAAAAAATTGATTTATCAACATCCAGAACAAACAACAATGTTTCAATATCCTTTATTTGACGAACAAAAACCATGTTTTTTGAACAATTATCACCAATTTGAATTGGTTTTTTGATTGCAAACGGTTTTTTTTCACATGCGCATTTTCCGCAAACATGGCGAAATGTTCCATCTTTTCGTTTGAATGAACATTTTGTGATTTGGTGTTTTTTACAAATTTCCATGGTTATTTTTTTGAAAGTAAGTAATTCAACATTTTCAATTGTTCTTTCATCGGTTTCAATTCCGATTTCAACAATTTTGGTTTTTTCGTTCCAATAATCTTTTCCGTGAATGCGATTTTATGAATTGTTTCATCACGTTGTTGATTTATGAATTGTTCGGTTGGGTTTGTTTTCAGATAGTAAATGCACAACTTTAAAAATCTGGATTCATCCCCCGCCTTTTTTAATTGGCGGGGCGTGAAATCATTTCGTTTGGAATGTTCGGATTGAATCGCGTTGATTGAATCGCGGATTTGGTCAATTGTTTTCATTTTCGGCGTTTTTTATTTCAATTGACAATTCATTGAATTGCATTTTTAAATCATGCAATTTTTGCGCTTTTTGCGCTTTCAACTTTTCCGCCGTTTCTTGTTTGTTGATTCCTAAATAATCATTCACAAATTCAGTATAAAAGACAATCAACGCGTTTATGTCTGAAACGGTTAAATGATAAGGAATTTTTATCATTCCAGAATACAACGAAATTTCAATTTCTTTTTTCCATTCAATCACGGGTGAAAAATAAATTGCCATTGTTTCAAAATTGTCATTGGTGTAAATGCCAATTTTGACGTTTTCATTATTAAAATCATTTCGTGTTCCTTGTGAAAATTGATTTTCTTTTGCGATTTCAACGCATTGATTCGCTAATTGTACTAATTGCTTTACTTGCTTGTTCATGATGTTTGATTTTGATGGTTTATATTAAAGATTTGATTAAAAGTTCGATTTTTTCCATTGTCATTGTTGGCAATGTGATTTCACGCGTTGTTTCGAATTCATGCATTTCACATGTTCCATCCATTTGAATCCAAATGTCGATTTGGTCACAATTTAAAATGAACCAATCCATAAAATCCCCGCGTGATTTTGTTGATGATAATTTGAAACCTAGTTGTTCCAATTGTTCCCGTGTAAAGTTGTATAATGCCATTTTTGATGTTTTTAAAAGTTTAAAATATGGCGGGAATTTCACCCGCCGTTTTTTTATCTGTTTGGGTATTTTCTGTTTGATTCAAATTCAATTGATTGTGCCAAATATTTTTGTGATTTATTCCAATATTCAATCGCATCATTTTTGATTATTTCAATCAATTTTTCCAATGATTCGCGATTTTCTTGTTTAACGGTTTTTAAACGGTTTTTTAAATCCAAATATTCAATTTTAGATTTTTTAGAATCTTCTAAATTCTTTTTGTACAAAAGATGTAAACGCATGTATTCCACGTTTTCAATTTCATTTTTTGTGTTTTTACCATTTGTCATGTAAGATGGATAAATCATAATTTCTAAATTTTAAATTGTTTCTGTTTTCAAATATAGTTTTTAAATACAATATAACAATAGCAAAATGAAAATAATTTAAAATAAATATAACATTAAAACAAAAAACCCACGTTTCCGCGGGTTTCGTGATTAAATTATTTTTTACTTTTTTACTTTGAATTGATAAATTTTCCGATTTTTTCCATTGTTGTGGAATGCAAACCTTTTGATTCATCACCCGAATTCATGTATAACCACAATTGATTTTGATGCACACCCGCACCACGGGCAAACGCGTTCAAAGTTAGTTTTTTCTTTTCCATTGATTCGGAAATCATTTTGCGCGTTAACGCGTTTATGTTTGACAAGTCTTTTGAGGTCATTTTATCCGTTATTTGAGTTAATACCCATTAATTCCATTTTCCATGCTTCCAATGAATTAAAACATTGCGTTTGTCCATTCTTATCAACGAACAATCGACCGCGCAAATTAACATCAACGGAAACGGTATCACCGATTTTGTACATGTTTAATAAATCACATTTATCATTCGCAAATTGAATTTTTAAATGTTGCGGGTATTGCTCCAATGTTTCAACGATAAATTCACGCTTCGCATATTTTTCGGTTACTTGGTTTTTATCGCCAATTGCGTATAAAACACCATCAATTTTTGTGTTTGACATTTTTTCTTTTTTTTTAAATTTGTTCAAAAATTAAATCATAATATTCACGCGCCATTTCAACGCGCTTTTTGATTTTTTCAATTACTGCATTATCTTTTTTGATGATGTATTGTTTCACCCTTTTTTCAATTGGAATTTGCGAATAGGTGTTTATTTCGCGAATTCTGGATTCAATCATTGTTTCGATTTCAGATTGTGACATTTCCGCGAATTTCGGATTTCCTAATGAACGCCAAATTTCGCGTTGTATCATGTCAATCAACATTTGTTCGGGTGTATCTGTTAAAACAAACACCAATTCACATTCATTGCGCCCCGTCAACCACATGTATGTTTGCATTTGATAGAAATATGCCTTTGTCGGGTTTTCATCCTTAAACCATGGGAATGTTAATCCATCCCATGATGATTTGACATCCGCCAACAATGTTGGTGTCAAAACATCTGGTTCACCACAAACCCATTCATTGAACAATCGTTTTTTATTTTCCGTAACATCGAACCATCCTAAAACCTCGGATGCCATTTCAATTGAAATTGGTTCATTTTGAATTCCCTTTTCCATTTGCTTTGTCGAAAAATCCTTTTCAATCCCGTATTTATCAAACAAAACAATTTTTTGGATTTCTTTTTTTCCCGTTTCTGAAAGTTCGGGTTTTGCATCGCGTTTTGCAGTTAAATCCGCTATTTTATCCAATTGCGGTTGTGTGTAATGCGGTTTATCCAATAACTTGTTAAATTCATCCAATTGCTTTTCGGTTATCGGTTTACGCGGTTTTCCGTTTTCCATTATTTCGTTTGGAAAATCACGAATAATAATGAATTCATCAATTTTTTTTGATTGTGAATCGGAATATTTCGGGCGTTCTAAAAGTTCATTTAATTCATTCAATTGAATTTCCGTGATTGATGTTTTTGAATTTTCCGCCATGATTGCGCCAACAGATGTTGCGCGAATAATTAATTGATGTTTCATATTTTTGATGTTTAAATTGGTTTTTTGCAATATTAATAATTTATTTCAATATAATCACACATTCATTTCGTCAATTGTCAAAATTTGTTGTTCGTTCAAATCATATTTGGTTTTAATATACTCTTTTGTGTATTCATTTGATTGAATCCCACCAACCGCGCGAATGAATTGTTTTTCATTCAACTTTGGTTTTTCAACTTGTGTTCCCTTTTTTGCAATCTGTTTTGGTGCGCCAAATCCATCCGTGTCGCAATCCGTAACGATTCCCAAAATTGATGAAAGCGCGTATCTTTTCAATGTTGTGATTTGACTTCCCAGAACTTGCAATTTGTTCATTTTCATCAATTCCATTTCGGGGAAAATGTCGATTGAACTTTGTATTTTTTCACCGCTTTCAATGTGAAAAATAATTGTGATAACAGAACCGCCAACAATCGGTTGCGTGAACCCCAAACCCACTTGTTTCAAAAATGGTGCGATTTGCGCAACGATTGTTGCCATGTCCGCGTATTTATATCCATGTCCTTTTGTTTGTTTCTCTATTACGGGGCAAAGGTTTTGAAATTCCGCCAATGCTTTGTATAAATTCAACGGGTTTTGATTTGATGATGCGGGTGTTTGTTGTTCGATGATTTCCATGATTAAAATTGTTTTGAGAATAAATATGTAATATAACAAACGGAAATCGCCATTGCGACCGCCACAAAAAGCAATGAAACAACCATTAATTTTTCATATTTTGTTAAATGAATGAATTTTTCGGGGCGGTTTTTGTCGATTTCAATTTGATCATGATTGATGAATTCGGAAACCATTGATGAATCGGTTGGTGCAACAAATGGAACATCCGATTTTTCCGCCTTTTGTTCTTTCATCATTTGTTCCCATGATTTCATTGCGTTTTCATCCAATTCAATCACCTTTGTTGATTTGCGCATTTGGCGTTCCAATAACGTTTCACGTTTTCCAACATCGGGTGCATCAAAATCAAATTCGATTTCGCCATTCATTAATTCACCATCATTTTTGAGGTTTTTTAATGGTTCC